CGCCAGCCGCGGCGCCTTTGCTCGTCAGGATGATTGTGAAGTAGGCGTGCACCCGGTTGCCAATGATCTGGTATGCCCCGCCCTGCGTAGCGTATACGATGCCGGTAGTCACGCCACCGAACTTGAGCACAGGAGTACCTGCGTTCAACGAATTGAACGGGAACGTATTCAGCAAAATGCCGCCAAATGTGGAGGTGGCCGTATTGGCAAGCACTCCGCTGGTGATCGCGCCGCCAGATATGTTTAGCGAAGCCCAGGCGCCAGCGAGTGTGACATTTCCCGCAATGGTGCAGTTCGATATGGTGGTTGTCGAACTGGTGTTGCCTGTCAGACTCATCACGCCATAGATAAACGTGTTGCCTATTGTCAAATAGTTTATCTGCGGGGTCGGCGCCAGCGTGAACGCACCATAGATGAGTGAGTTATCGATCACCCACGACTCGACCTGAGTTGCAGCATTGAGCGACAGGAACTGGACACCCGCCGTCATGTTGAAAGTGGTATTGCTCATCTGGAATCTGTCGATCGCAGTCCAGCTTGCGTCCGACTTGATCCCGCAGCCGCAGGTTTCTATGTAGCATGTGTCTACCTGCCACAATGACGGAAAATCTATCGCCGGGTTCAGCCTGTCCTTGAACTCGATCCATGCTGCGGCAGTGTTGACGCCCTGATTGAATTGACAGTTCGTAAAGATCACCGAATTGATGCCGCCTGACGCATTGGTATTTGATCCACCCTTGATTCTGACATACGAATTGCAGTTGACATCAGCCGCGCCATTGCTGCCGAACCGGCAGAGATCAAACCGCGACTCTGGCTGCGAATCTACAACAACATGCGAGTCCGAGATTGCACCTGTCCAGAAACGGCAAATCATCGTGGCGATGCCCCTGGTGCCGCGGTCCCCTCGCAGTTCGAGCCCGATTGCGTGGCGGAAACTAGCAACGTCCTCGATTGAGATTGCGTAATTGTTCTGGCTCAACAACCCGATCGACCCGGCCGGAACCGCACCAGGTTTGCGCGTTATGAGAACCTTGTTGATACCAGACTGGCCATTGTTGGAGGCAGCCCCGCCCAGCGTCACGCATACTGCCGTCGCTAGCGCGAATGTGAAAGACACGCCACCGCTGGATGGGCTTCCGGGGAACAGTTCGGCACCCTGCACCAGCACGCCAGGCGGAATCGTGATCCCGGCCGAGAAATAGTACGTCCCAGGCGACATCGCATAGATGACGTTCGCACCGTTAGCCACGGCCGAATTGAACGGGCCTAGATTGTCTGTTACCCCATCCGCCGAACCGCCGAACTGCTCGAGAGTGACTCCGCCATAGATGCCTGTCGAACTGACAATGAGCCACGTCGTGAGGAAGATGATCTTCTCGCCACCCAGGAATGGCACCGCAAATGTAATTGTCGTGTTGTTTGTCTCGGTGTAGTCGGTAGTCGGCAACATCAGGCCGTCAACCGTGATCGTGACGCCGTCGATGCCCGTCGTATAGACGGGCAAGGTAAATGCGGTTTGCGCTGGTGCTGCGACTTGATCGGATCGCTTGACGACGCTTGGATTGCTGAGGAATGACAACCCGTTTATGTTTTCTACTGTCCAAATAAGCCCACCGGCCGAAGTCTCCAGCCGGACGTTGTAATCGCCACTCCAGAATACCTGCGCCTCACCCCGCGCGTTCAAAATGATAGGATTCGTATTGAGCGCGGTTTCGCCAGCGTCAGTCCAGGTGGCCTTCGGAGTGGTGATGCCAGCCCCGGGCTGCATGGTGAACAGGCGACCACCGTTCAGCGGGTTGCCAGAGTCGTCAAGATATTGTTGCCGACCGTTTGCGAGGAGGAATGCCATAATGGAGAGCCTTTGTAAAGCGCTTGCGCCGTTGATTGGTATTTGGCTCTATAGCCTGCTATTTGACAGACTCCGCGGTAGCCGTGCCAGCACCTACGGCAGTGAGTCGCAGCAGCTTCGACAGGTCTTCCACGTCCTTGGCCGACATCTTGGGAGCCACATTTGGCACCTCCGCCGCAAGCGCCTTCGATACCGTGCGATCGTTGCTGATGGCGTTTTGCGCCGCCTTGCCTACCGCGACAACGGCGGGAACCCCGGGGATTCTGCTCGCGATGTTCATAAGCGCACCGAAGTTGCCGGATGTCTGGACCGGGGCAGCGTCTGGGAACTGGTGGATATAAGCCGCGATACGCCCAAGCCGCTCTAACTGCTGGATCTCTGCGTCGCTGTAGAAGGCGCGTAGTTTGTCCGTACCGATGCGGCGCAGTGTTTGCATGTACCGTTCGGCAGAGAATGACTTGTCTCCGGCCACGTTCTGACCGAAGGCAGCCCGGCGCAGTTCATCGCCGATCTGGGCCTTGGCCTGCCCGTAGGCTTCTGGCGCTTCGGCCTTGAGAATCTTCGCCAGGCCGTTCACCTCATCAGTCTTGCCGTTGATGACAAAGCGCTTCACGAAGTCATCCGCCGCCACCTTGCCGCTTTGTGCCGCTTCCAAAGCTGGCACAGCATCGCGCAGCGCGAACAATTCTGCCGCTTTCTTGCGGGCCGGCGCGAAAACGTCTTCGACCCCTGCGTCATCGAGAATCGACTTCTTGACGGCAGAGCGAAGTTCGCTCAAAGCAGACATCACGGCCGGCTCGTTGCTGCCTTGCTTGTTGATCTCCTTCATGAGTTTGTCGGCCTCTTCGACCGTGAACAACTTGCGCTGATTCACTACCTCAGCAGGATCAAGCCCGTACTTGGCAAACTGGCCGCGGATGCCTGACGGCACAGCGGTACGGTAGCGGTCGAAGATGTCGGCCACGTCCTGCCCCAGGCCCTGCATGGGGACGGTGGCGTCTTTGCCGGAGCTTTCCCGCGCAAGTCTGTAAGCCCCCGACACTTCGGCGCTGCGCCGGTTCAGGGCCTTGTCTGCCGCATCGCTGACTATGTTGCCGGCCGGGTAGGCTTCTTTCGACCCCTGCGCCAATGCCCCGACCTTGGCTTGCAGTTGCTTGCCCTGCGTCTCGAAGCGCGCGAGCAGGGGAGCGCCAGTGCCAGGGATTTGCCGCAGGTTGCGCTCATCAGCGTACTGCCGTGCGTCGCGGCCGATCTGCCCGAGCGTGCCCTGCATGCCTTCGGCGCTGAAGTCTGCTTGCCGCGCCAGGGCTGCTGGATCGGCGCCGCTTTTCCCAGCCAATGACATCTTGACTTGCTCGCGCAGTTGATCCTGTACCTGCGGGGCCATGTCTTCCCACTTTGTGCCTGCATCGTCGGAAATCTGCCGCAGCGTACTTTCAAGCCTTGTGATGTCCGTTGCTTGCGATGCTCGGCCGGCTCTCCACCGGCCAAACGCATCGCCCAGCTTGCCGGCGATAGGTGTCAGGATGCCACCGGCCACCGCGCCCAATCCGACCTGGGCCGCTTTCTGCTGCGCGAAGCTGGCGTTAGGGTCTGTCATGTCCACCGGCTGCATGGCCCCCCCAGCAGCGCCGGCGACCAAGCCAGCACCTACCCTGCCAAGCGTCGTCACTGCGGCCGGTAGGCGGGCTGCAACGGCTGCGTTTGCGGGCGACACCACGTTTCCGATGAGGCGCGCAGCGTCGAAGCCTTCCTGGCCCGTTGCAGTACGTGCGGCCTGGTAGTCAGCCTCGCTACCTGCGTTCATCGCATCAACTCGCTTCGCCTCGCGGCCGAAGAAGTCGCTCACGGTGTTGGGGGCAAGTCCGCCCGCGCCGGTCAGGAACTCCAGTCCACGGGGCAGAAGCTGCGCCCCTGCGTCAACGGGGTCGCGGGCGCCTTGCAAGACGCGGCCGGGTACGCTGGCTTGTACCTTCTGGCCGGTGGTTGCGGGAGTCTTTGGCTTCGCCAAGATGCTTTGCACCGTCCGCTGTATGACGGCCGGGTCCGTACCGTCCGGGAACTCCAGACGGGTGCCGTCGTGCATCTCGGCTGTGATGGTCATGGAATGGGCCTGCCCATTGCGTCAAACCGCAGCACGGTCCCTGGCACTGCCGGGGCATCCGTTGCAGGCGTTGGCGGAGTGATCGAATTGCGTTTGCCTTCAGGCACCTCGGCCATCAAGCCAGAGATGGCGAGCTCACGGTTTCGCTTCTTCTGAGCCAGCGTGCCAGGCCGGTCGCTCGGCTGCGGGAAGTATTGCTTCTTCGCGTTGGCAAACTCGCTTGGAGAAATGACGGCGCCAGATTCCCGGCGAAGAACAGCGTTAACGAAGTCTCGCTGCGCCTGTTCTGCACGCTGGGCGGTCTCCGGCAGCATCGCATTGCCAACCATGCCAAGAACCCCGCCAATCAACGGTATTTCTTCGGCCCCTTGCTTGGCGTTGACGGCCGCCGGGGAGTAGGTCAGATTCTCAAGCTCCTTGTTCGCCTCCTGCATCCGCGTCCCGAACAGCAGCGCTTTCGCTTGTGCGTCTGTCAGCGGTTTCGATGATCCAGTTTTCGGTCCGTAACCTCCTACTTGCCTGACATTGCCTTGTTTGTCCTGCTGCACAAGCATCGGCAGGCCATCAGGTCCTGTCACTTCAAACGGCTTCGACATCGTTGCCGCCGTCGATTCTCGCGTCCGATCATCGGTCATGTTCTGACCGCGCATCGTCACCCCGCGATTCGCCGCCCCTTCGCTGCGGGTGCGCGCGTCAGTCATCAGCGCTTCAGGCGTGGCCGTCTTGGCGAAAGCCTGACCGGTGGTGACTTGGCCGGTGAGCTGGTTCGTGTTGAATGCCTGACGCTGCCCGCCTTGGTCCTGCATCTCGGTCTTGCCAAGGATCAGGTCAAGCCGCTTTTCTGCCGACTGCGCTTCAAGCGCTTTTTGCAGCAGCAGTTGACGCAGCATGCCGGGATCGGACGGAAGCCTGGCTGCCTCTTGCGCCAGTCGCTGCGCCTGGTCCGGCATCAGCCGAGCTCGCGTGGCAAGAAATGCCACAGCCTTGTCAGTTGTGAGTTGCGGATCTGACAGCAAAGACTGCAATCCTGCGCTAGTGTCGGCCAGCACGTCCTTCTGAAACTTGTACTGCGCGGCCTGGTTTTCACTCGTGGCCTTGCCTAGCTTTGCCTGCTGCTCTTGAAACCCAGGAATGCGAGCGCCCAGGCCCTGTTGCGCCATGCCTTGCATCAGCGCTTGCGGATCGGTGCCGGCGCTGCGGTACAGGTCGGCAAGGGTCTGCTCGTCCGCCCGCTGGCGTTGCGCGCCCTCAAGCTCGAACTGCTGCATCTGCTGGCGGCCCATCAGTGCGGACAGCGTTGCCTGCCTGTTTTGGACAGTCAGGGGGTCATCGAACTGCGGCGCGCGGCCGGCAAGGATGATGTTTGCGTCCAACGACATATCAATCCCCCGATGTTCCGTTGCCGTACCAAAACTGATTCAGGCCAGGCGTACCCCAAGAGCTTCCGCCAGATGAACCAGCCCACCAAGGCTGTCCACCCTGCGGCTGCTGCTGATACCAGTTTCCGATGGTCCCGATGCCCTGATTGATCGCGTTGCCCTGCGCGATGTAGTTCGCCGAGTTGGCGTTGCCTACTGCCATCTGGTTATTGGCAATGTTGTTGCCTGCGTTTCCAGCGGCATTGCTCACATCCCGGGTCGCTGTCTGCCCGATTCCCGCAATCCCGGCCAAGCGGTTGAAGCGCCGATCCCGGTCGGCGTTGAATCGGTTGTAAGCCGCGCCGTACTCTTGACTGCCCGCCTGCTGACCGTAGTTCACCAACGCCTTACCCGCGCCACCCGACAGCAGCCCACCGCGCGCCGCTGCGCTGGATTCAACCGCCCGCTGCCCCTCTTTCATGCGGAAGGCATAGCCCGGGTCGGCGTTGAAGTCCGCCATCGTGAAATCACGATTGAAGTCTCCACCCGCCGCCGTGCCCGAGGTCAGTTGACTCAGCGACCCGATGCCAGCCTGCCGCCACGGCTCTTGAAGTGCGGCCTGCCTGTCGAAAAGCTCGAGCTGGGTCTGCGATGCCGTGTTGGCCGCGTCTTCTTGGGCATTCGCTGCCTTGCCCGCCGATCTTGAGGATACGACTGCACCTACAACGGCGCTCCCAATAACCGCAGCGGCTACGACAGACATACAGCCTCCTCGTGTTCAATGCGCATACGCGTCGGCTCGCACAGCAGGGCCTCTATCTGCTCAACGTCGCACAGATTGTCTGGGTTGTGGTGACAGGTCAGCCAGACCACGGGCGAATGCACGTATCCCACGCGCTTGGTTCCTGGTGCAGCAATAAACGGGTGATAACCCTCTATTCTTTGGATGCTGCCGTTGACAAGCGTTGACATCTCCCCGCTTACCATCGCGCTGAAGTGCTCATGACGATGAACGCGTCCCGTCATCAAAGTATCCGCAGGGACCGTGATCTCACGAATGTACAGTCCAGGCGCAAACCGATGCACCACAGGAATTGGCACTTGCGGCATCTCGAGCATCAAGTCCTCTAACCGCTCAATGTCCTTCAGTGATGGCCGCAGCAGCGCGGCCACGTCATGACGCGGCTTTGTCAGACTGAAGCTGTAACTGAACAGCATCATGCCGTGATCCTATTCACGTAGCCGGTGACGTTGATTGCGCTCGCCGTCGCCGAAAACGCACGCACCACGCTGGCTCCATTCAGCACCTGACCAACTGCAATAGCTATCGGCGCAGAGTTGCCGGCCAAAATAAACCCCTTGACCATATGAGATCCGGGGTCGGTGACTCCGCCCCATTCGACGGTAAGCGTCGCAGCGACCGCCGTCACGTTCGACGCCCAGATATAAACCTCATCGTAAGACGTGGCCCCGGCAACTGCCGTATGAAGCAGCGTGCCAGGCGTTGCGGCGGCTGCGACAGGGATGGGCCGGCCGCTGGTGCTGCCTGAGAGTAACTCACGGGTGAAGGTTGCCATCTAGCGCCTCGCAAAGACTCGCCCGCAGAGAACGCTATTTGCATCCTCCGGGGCCTGAACAGTGGGGGTTACGCGCGGAAGGAATGTTCCCACGTAGCGAACGTCTGCCGGTTCTTGAACGGGTTGCACTCGTCTGCCGAAAACGCCCAGCGCGACCGCATCCACCGCCAATGGCGCGACGTTCCCTCCTACACGCGCAAGAAGCGCATCGAAGTACATTGACCAGGGCCGCGTGATCTTAGCCCGCAGCTTGCCAGTCTGATCGGTCGTGATCTCGCATAGATCTATGCGCGGCGGTTGCGGGATGAGAGCTGTCATGACACGTCAAGCATGGCGCCTGTCATGATCCGCTTCACAGGGTCCGTGATCGTCACCCGGAACACGCGGGACAGGCCGAAGCGGCGCGGTGTCCCAAGCCTGCGCCATCTTACCCGGCGTTGATACTCCCCGACCTTCCCGATTTTGGCTGCGTGCAGGTTGCTCCAGGTATGCCCGCCGTCGTCACTCCACTCCAACTGTGCCACCGGATCATTCCCTGGTGCAACGACGTTGCCAACCCCGGTCTCAAAGTCCACCTGCAGCATGTTGTAAGACCGCGCGCTCACATAAGCACCCGTCCGACGCGAGACGATAGGGTCTCCGTTGTCGGTGTAGGTATTCAGGTCCAACAGGTAGAAATTGCCGTTTTGCCAGTCACCGACGATGGTCTTGTTGGCAAACGCCATCTGGCATTGCCCACGATGCCGGTGCATCGTGCCGTTCACCGGATCGCGCCAGCCCCGTTCGTGCCACAGTCCGACCGATGCGTCATAGCACCACGTGCGGTCACCTACGGTCAGCACGTAGAAGGCATGGCTTTCCTGCTGATACGTCCAAGCTACCGACCCGGAAAGGTCTTCGGTCTGCGCGATGGCATACTCGATGGCTGGAGTGGATACCCGCTGCGGCTCGTATGCCCCGGTGGCCCGCCAGACGGTGCCCTTACCGTTTTCGTCGGCGCCCAGCCAAAAGACGGTGTTGTCCATTTTGGCGACGGAGTTTGCCGCCGCGCAGCCGTGCTCGATGACCGCGCCCTGAATGCGCTGCAGCGGCTCGTTCGGGTCAGTGGTGATCGTAAAGACTTCCGTAGTCGTCTCGTTGAAATACCAGAACTCCAAGTGATCCACGATGCACCCGACGCCATTGTCAGGGCTGGCTTCTGCCGTGAAGAAGCTAAGAGGC